TTTCTTCCCTATTGTGTCTTTATACCCTTTCATACTGTCAGAACCATTGGTCATTTTAGTTAGACCTTGTGAAAATTGGATTTCCAAAGCGCAGGCTATAACCTCAATATCGTTCTTGACGTATGCGTATTCTTCTTCTGTTATTTCGTGACCAATCGGGCGTTCCCGTTCATAGAATTCTTTTTCATGATCAATCTTCAATACTTCTAACCCGAAATCCTTCCCTATCTTTTTCACGGGGAATGGTAGTTTCTTCAAACTATCATAGATAACGGTGTGAAGCTTCTTATTCCCTTTGTAACCGTAACAGATATCAATCATATACCATTGGCCCATTTTTGAGATAACCGTGTTAAACGTTTTAGGTAACCCTCTATTATCATGTGTCCAACCCTGCGATAAAAGATAGTTTACAATGAATTCCCCATCGAATCGCAAGTTGTGAAAATATAGATCGCCTTTTGTTTGCTCTACCCATTCCATGAAATCGTCCATAGAATTGCCAATTTTATAATTCTTGCGGTTTCCTATTTCCATCCATCCATAGGCCCAAACCCGACAGTCATCTAATTTAGTGGTGGTTTCGAAGTCACAACTATACTTTTTTCTTGCCATGTCACCTCCCCTCCTTTACACACCCTTCATATCCATGTTCAATTCACCTCTTTCATATCGATCAATATAGGAATGAATTTCGTTTACTTTATCCATAGCTTTTTCATGACTCATTAACAATTGTTCAGAGTCCCAATCACTAAAGTTCATATCAAGTAAGAACATGTTATACAATTCTAGAAAGTCATCGGGTGGGATTCCTTCAATCCGTTTCACTAATTCATCAGCATCAGAATTAAGAGAACCGCTAATCATTGTCATCCAATTTAGCTTCATCCGTTCCATTCTTCTATCGAAATGTTTCGGATCGGCTTTCTTTTTAGCGTTCTCTTTTATTTCTTTTAATCTTCGTTCTGTGCGAATCTTTTTGAAGTCGAATTTTTGCGGTATGGCAACCCCGCCTATACTCGGCCTACCCATTTGCTTCATTAATTGTCCTTGTGTGGTAACCACTTTGTTTCCTTTTATAACGGGTTTCTTTTCAGCCTTTTTATGCATGGCCTTGGCAACCCTGATTTCCTGATTCCGTAAACGGGTTATTTCATTCAAATCCTTTTTCGATATAACGATATCATATTCATTCTTCACAAACTGATAGTTTAAGTTGTTTCGGTTGGTGAAAGATTGAACCTTTTGTTTCCATTCGTTATAGTCATCACGGGTTTTGAATGTTTCCAGTTTAGGAAGATCAACCACATCAGACAAATCTTTATGGTATTTATTCTTCACATTTCGTATCTTGTTTTTTGTGTTACGAACTAACTTTTTGTATTCCATTTCATCTTTACCAGATATTTTGATTGGTCTGGTTTTCTTAGCCAACTAACCCACCTACCTTAAATGTTTGAAACGCTCTTTCATTAAATGGGATCGATTCATAACCGCCCATTCTTCGGTGTTTGGTTCTGTCATTTTTCGTAAAGCATATCGATGCAATTCCTCCCACGATATACTAGAACCTTTTAACCAAACAAGAAACCCTCTTCTTTCAATTTGGCGGTATAGTGTTATATCGGCAAGTATTTCCATGTTTAACGGGTTATCGATTGTGATCCGTTTTGTTGTCTTATTAAATTTTTCTCTATGTTCTTTATAACCTTCCATAAACTTGTTTAAATAAAATTTACTAGAAAAGAAAAACACGATTTCCGAATTAGAAACCGTGTATTCACTTTCTTTCAAGTTATGGAAGATACCGTCTTTTGTCGCTGGCATCTTGTCCACCCCTTTGTATGCTGTTATCCTACCATTTTAATGTTTATGATATCGCCGTTTGCGCCTTTAGTAGATGACACTTGAACCTTGATGTTTTCCCACTCTTCATCCGTCGGTTTTCCGAATAAGTCCATCATGCGGTTAATTGAGAAGTACACGGATTTTGAAGAAGTTGCATACGGCACTTTGTCAGGTGTGATTAAGTACGTTAGTACACCGTATTCTAATTCGCCTGTTTCTTCATTGATTTTGTCATACTTACGAGTGATGACGTTAGCGATTTCGATTTGTTTTCCAATATGTTGTTTCAGTGGGTTGCCTGATTCAGCATCGCCGTCTAGCAAGTTCATTAACCAGATTTTTTCGGAACGATCTTTAGCAACAATGGAAGAGTATTCTTCAAATTTTGCTTTACGTTTGAACTTGCCGTCCGCCTGTTTAACAACCACATATTTATCAGTTTCAGATTGGATTACATCCACTTGTGCATTTTCAGTAGTTACGATTTCGTTTTGAGTTGTTTGGTTAGTTTCAGTCATTTTAGTTATCCCCATTCGGTTTAAGTTTTGGAGGGCTGTAACCCTGCCCTCAAGGGACTTGTTTTGCGTTTTGCTTGGCAAGAAGGATTTGAAACCCTCTTTTGATATTTTCGAAATACTAGTTTATATAATGAACGCCTTTTATTGACGTTTCATTTGGTTTGATTAACTCTAAGTTTGAATGAAAGTAGAGTTATTTTGTTATATGTGAGAGTTTACTTTAGCGGAAGTTAATCTCATTTTTGTTGTAATGCAATTTGATAGACTTGCTAAAACTTATTCAGGTGAAACGGCTGATTCTTCTGTTTCAGGTGTTTCTACTTTAATTGTTGCTAGTTTAATAAAATCTTCAACAGGCATTTCATACACTTCTGTTTTAGGTTCAACCGCGAATACTTTTGGTTTTGAATCAGGGAATTTTTTGTTGATCAAGCGTTGAGCGTGGCCCACCGATACATTTCCGATGAAGGTTTGATCTTCAACAGCTTCAACTACTGGTTGACCATTTTCACCAATTACCATGTTTGCAGATTTAACAGTTGTGTGTGTAACTTCTTTCGTCATCATTTTACGAGACATTTTTATCATCCTTTTCTGTTTTGGTTTTTTCGGTTGCTACCCGATCATTAGCTATTAATAGGGACATAGTAGAGAGATTACTTTCAGCCTGTTCCTGTCAGGTTTGCTTACTTGTTTCTCTCTCTTAGCTATAACCTTAGTATACAGGAAAACTATGGACATGTCTACTGTTTTTTTGAAAAAAATCCAGAAAATCCGAAACAATTAATAGGGAGCAGCAAATCTATTAAAATGAGTGTATCAGTTTTTTCAGAAAATCCCCTGATAATCTCCCATTATTTGCCCTCAATGGCTTGATACCGCCCTTTCAAGGGTAGATGAATGGTATAATAGGAACATAGAGGAAAACCTCTATATAATAGAAGGAAAGGGGAATTGGTCGAAATGCCTATGCCGAGAGAAGAGTATCAAAACCTATTAGCAGAACTATTATTACCGGATTTAGATCATAGTAGACGGACAGATATATTAACCGAGATTCAAAACGAATACAACGGAACTACTGGTGAATATGAGGATTTGCAAACAAAGAACGAAAAGTTGTTGAAAGATAACAATGAATTAATTCTAGCAAACAGCAAACTATTCAGAATGCAAGGGATCACGGAAGACACCAAAGAGAAAGAAAAAGAGAAAGAAAAGAATTTCAGCGAATCTGTTACATTAGAAGATTTAGAAAAAAGACGATAATAGGAGGAAATTAAAACATGGCAAGAATTACAATTGGTCAGGTGAAAGCAAATTTAGGTATTTCTGAAACGTATGATATTGTCAATGCAATCAAAAATAGCGCGGGTGATAAGTTTGATCAGTATGTTCCTTTAGCACATGCCAACAACGTTGCCGAAGTAGGCGCGGGTATACTAGCTAATCAAACCATTCAAAATGATTTCATTACGGCTTTGGTTGATCGTATCGGATTGGTGGTTATCAAACACGCTTCACTATCTAACCCACTAGCAAAATTCAAAAAAGGTGACATGCCTTTAGGCCGTACTATCGAAGAGATTTTCACGGATATCACAAAGGCTAAAAAGTACGATGCGGAAGATGCAGAAAACACGGTATTCAAACGCGAGATTCCAAACGTTCGCACATTGTTCCATGAAAGAAACCGTCAAGACTTCTATCACCAAACCATTCAAGATGATAGCTTGCAAACGGCGTTTGTGTCATGGGGTAACTTTGAAAACTTCCTTTCTACTATTATAAGCGCGATTTACAACAGCGCGGAAGTTGACGAATACGAATACATGAAACTATTAGTAGATAACTACTATGCAAAAGGATTGTTCAAAGTTATTCCTGTAACAAAACCTGATACTGAAACGGCTACACGTGAATTCGTGAAGAAAATCCGTGCAACAGCTAAGAAAATGACACTACCAACAGGATCACGCGAATACAACGCGCTTGCTGTTCGTACTAGAACAGAAATGGATGATCTTCATTTAATCATCGATGCTGATTTAGAAGCAGAATTGGACGTTGACGTTTTAGCACGTGCATTCAACATGGATCGTACAAACTTCATGGGACATGTAACGGTTATTGACGGATTCGCTTCAACTGGTTTGGAAGCTGTTTTAATCGATGCTGATTGGTACATGGTTTATGATAACAAACTGAAAATGGAAACGATCCGTAACCCGCGTGGCCTCTACTGGAATTACTATTTCCACGTGTGGCAAACACTTTCAGTATCCCGTTTCGCTAATGCGGTTGCGTTCGTGTCAGGTGCTACCCCTGCCGTAACACAAGTCATTGTCGATCCGACTATTCTTTCTATTAAACAAGGTGCTTCATTCGAATTCACGGCCTATGTTCGTGCTACTGATGATTTAGACCATCCAATCGTATGGAGCGTGGCAGGCCGTAACGGTGCAACGGTGGCAAGTGGAACAGCTATTGACGCAAATGGTAAATTAACCATTGGGGCAACTCAAGTTGGTGAATTGACTGTAACAGCAAAATCAGTTGGAACAGGTAAAGATGTTGACGGCGTTGGCCCTGATAACACGGATGTTATCGGCGAATCGGTTGTCACTGTTGTTCCTGCTATCTAATAGGAGGTTTTCAATTTGGCAACCGTACCCTTGAGTGGGACGAACATCCGTTTATTAACGGGTGTTCCCTTCTCTAATGATTATAAAAATACGAGGTGGTTCGACACAAAAACCGAACAAACCAACTATTTTCTAAATAAAACGAATGTCTACAAT